AGCCGCTCATCGGTGGTGACCGTCTCGGCGGGCGGCGCCAAGGCGATGTCGTCTTGCATGGGGAGCGAACCTCCTGAGGCGGTTTGCTCCGTGTTCGTCGCTCGCGGCGGTGGATTTCAAGTTAAAACAATAGGTTGTCGTAGGGGCGCGAAATTGGAAGAAGGAAAGCGGATGCGTGGATCAGTGCCGCGTCGCCCTCCCAACCACCCCGTCCGTCTCCAGCCGCAGCGCCGCCCGCCACAGCGGCGTCTTCATGAACACCGCCTCCTCGAAGCGGTAGCCGGGCGTTCCACGTTCTTGCTGCAGCAGGCCCGCCCAACACAGCGGGCGCAGGACCTGGATGTAGAGCTGGCCCATCACCTCGTCATAGCGCGGGAGTGGCCCCGTCTCGGGCTCTCCGAAGAGGACGCGGCGGAGGTGGGCTCCGGTGGCGCCGTCCTCGGTCTCGATGTTCAGCACGTTCAGGAACACGTCCCAATTGCCGAGGATCTGGTCGGAAACCACCCGCGTCGATCTGCGTATGGCCGAGGTGCCGAACCCGCGCCCCGGCGACAGGGTAAAAATCGACGGGGACGCCTTCCTCATTCAGGGCGAACCCGTCCGTGACCGGGAACGGCTGGTCTGGACCGTGGATTTGCATCCGGCATGAAACTGAAGCTCGCCATCGATCCTGACATCGTCGCCCTGATGGCGGCCGAGGTCGCGGCCGGGGAACGCGCAGTCACCGCCGCCATGCGCGAGGCCGGCACCGGCCTGAAATCCGCCTGGCGCACTCAGATCACCGGTGCCGGGCTGGGCACGCGCCTCGCCAACTCGATCCGCTCCGCCAACTTTCCGAAGTCCGGGGAAAGCCTGAACGCGGCGGTGCTGGTTTGGTCCAACGCCCCGGTGATCATCGGCGCGCATGACACCGGCCCGCTGATCCGCTCGAAAAACGGGTTCTGGCTGGCGATCCCCACGCCCGCTACAGGCAAATCCACCCGTGGCGGCCGGATCACTCCCGGCGAATGGGAACGCCGCACCGGCCTGCGCCTGCGGTTCATCTACCGCCGCCGGGGCCCGAGCCTGCTGGTCGCTGAAGGGCGACTGAACACCAAGGGCCGGGCGGTGGCGTCACGGTCGAAAACCGGCCGGGGTGTCGTCACCGCGCCGATCTTCCTGCTGGTGCCGCAGGTCAAGCTGCCGAAACGGCTGGACCTGGCGCGGGACGCGGAGCGGGCGCATGACGCGGTACCAGGGCTGATCGTGGCGAACTGGGTGGAGAGCAAGAGGTCATGATTGAATCAATCTTTTATTACAAAGAGGCCGCCCACGTCTGAAAGTCCTTGAGAAGCAACCGGATGCCTTCGTTGGAAATAACCCAGTCTGCCTTGGATTCCTTGAACCAAAAGGATTCAAGGTCGGCTCGCGCATCCGACAACAGCTTNTCGCAAAAGGCGTTCAGGTCGTGCACCGCCTGATCGCCATACTGCCGGCNGAAGCTCTGGTAGATTTCATGGCGTGCAGTCGGGGCATCAGAAGCCCAATCCGGATAGACTAGGTCTAGGTCCTGGTGGAACTGCGACGTAAAGTCGTAGAAGGCTTGGGGCGCTTTCACGTCATTCGTTCCTTGGAAAAGAGGTTACGATAATGAAGCCATTCGGCATTCCGGGCGCATGACGGATGTACGTCCTCACGGAGTATGTGGGGCGCAGNCGTATCGGTNAGGATGTCCCGCGAGTCAACCGATAGGCCTCTTGCCCCGTTATGCTTGAGAAGGTGCTTTCNAGGATAGCATCCTCCTGTTGCCCGGTTGCGACGGCATTCACGATGGCGGCGTTTCGCGAAAGGTTCGCGTTCGTAAGTCTTTCCGCAGCCGCAAGCGAGGTGAAAGAACCATGGTACCAGCGATAGACCGTTTGGAAAAGCGTTCGGGCTACCGGAACGCTGACCATGCCGATTAGGAAGGATTCGCTCTTGCCGACATGCCGTTCAATGGTGTGCCCGCCAGCAGCCTCGTGTTCTGCGAGATCCTGAAGGGGGTAGCCGCTCTCTGTGGGAACATACTCAATAGGAGTGATGTCGTTCCGCGATCCCGGCGCAACCGGCTCTGCATGGCAGCGGCAGTTGTGCGCCTGCCCCGGATGGCCGCCAGCGGGCGGCTCGTCCCAGCGAAACACCTGATCATCATAGTCTGCGTGGCTGTCGCGCACTTTCGCGTCGTCTTGGGAGCGCCAGATGTAACGTTCGATCCCTAGGTCCTGCTGCCGAAGCTGGTTGATCAGGCCCGCGAAGGCCCGCAGGAGGCGTTCTTCCATCGCGGCCCGCAACGGACGCAGGCGCTGCGGATGGGTCTCATATTCTTCGAAAATGGCCGTCAAGCGCGCATCCCACTGGCGTAGCGCCTCCTCCTTCGCATCCGAAACGTCGCGCAGGTCGGCTTCGGTCACCCACGGTACTGTGTCTGGAGACGTCAGTGCATTCAGCAGCATCCGGGTGTTGTCGGTGATCACGCGGTCCAGTTGGTCGGTGAAATCAGACCGCAGGTCGGCATAGCCAGGAAAAAGCGACTTGATCGAAATGCCCGCACGGTAGCCGTGCACGGCCCCGTTCTGCCTAGCGAACACGTACTGCCCGCTGCCGCCGTGGCGGAGAAATTCCCGTAGATTGTGCTGCATGGAACCTCCCGCTGACCCGCGGGATGATTTGTAGAGGCAGGTAGTAAAGAAGCGTTTACCTTGCCGTTCGGTGCTTCCGATCCCGCAACGGCCCCCAAGAAAGCCGCAAGGTCTGTGTCAATGCCCACCCCTCGTGAAACCATTCTCGCCGCGCTGCACGCGCGGCTTTCGGCGTTGCCCGCCACGGCCTTGCGCGGTGACGTGCTGCCCGAACGCGTGCCGACTGCTGGCCTCCTGATCCTGCGCGACGGCGAACCGGGGGAGCCCGAGGTGACGCTGTCGCCGCTGCGCTACCATTACCAGCACCGGGCAGAGATCGAGTCGGTCGTGCAGGGTTCGGCCCGTGATGCCGCTTTCGACACGCTCTGCGCCAGTGTCGGCGCGGCGATTGCCGCCGACCGCACGCTGGGCGGCCTCTGCGACTGGGTCGAGGCGGAAGCCCCGCGTCCGGTCGATCTGGCAGTCGAAGGCGCTGCCAGCCTGAAGGCAGCATTGATCCCGATCATATTGCACTATTCCACGGCCGATCCACTGGCCTGACCCCACCCACGACAGGAGAATACGATGGCACGAGCACATGGGGCGCGGGCGCAGATGGCGCTTGCGTTCGAGACCGTCTATGGCACCGCGCCCGACACGGGCTATCGCACGGTGCCCTTTGCCAGCACAACGCTCGGCTCTGAACAGCCGCTGATCGCGTCGGAACTGTTGGGCCAGGGGCGCGACCCACTGGCCCCGATCAAGGACGCGGTCACAGCCGATGGCGATGTCGTGGTTCCGATCGATGTCGAGAACCTTGGGCTGTGGCTGAAGGCGGCGTTCGGCGCGCCGGTCACATCCGGCACGACGCCCAAGACCCACACCTTCCAGTCTGGAAACTGGACACTGCCGAGCATGGCCATCGAAACGGCCATGCCCGAGGTGCCGCGTTATGCGATGTACACTGGCTGCGTCTGCGATCAGCTTTCCTGGCAGATGGCGCGGTCGGGGCTGCTGACCGCCACTGCCCGGCTGGTGGCGCAGGGCGAGAGCGTCGCGACCACCACAGCCGCTGGCACGCCAACCTCGCTCGCCCTGCAGCGGTTCGGGCACTTCAACGGCGCGATCACCCGCAACGGCTCGCCGCTCGGCAACGTCATTTCGGCCGAGGTGACCTATTCCAACGGCATCGACCGGATCGANACCATCCGCTCNGACGGCCGNATCGANGGNGCNGANCCCGGCATGGCNGCNCTGACCGGNCGGGTNGAGGTGCGNTTCGCCGACAGCACGCTGATNACGCAGGCCATCGANGGCACGCCNTGCGAGNTGGTCTTCGCCTGGAGCCTTGGCGCCAACGCNAGNTTCACCTTCACCGCCCANGCCGTCTACCTGCCNCGCCCNCGGATCGANATCCCGGGCCCGCAGGGCATCCANGCCACCTTCGACTGGCAGGCCGCCAAGGCCGTCAGCCCCGCCCGCATGTGCACCGCCGTCCTCGTCAATTCCGTTGTGGGATACTGATCATGATCCGACTGAACCTGACCTCCGCGCCCGCGTGGCTGACCCTCGCTCCGGGCCTGCGCTTACAGGTCGCGCCACTGACCACCGCGCTGATGGTTTCGGCCCGCGCCGATCCCGCCATCGAAGCCCTGCCGGACACCGCCACGCAGGAAGAACTGGCGCTGGCCATGGCCAAGGCCGTCGCCCGGCGTGCCGTGCTGTATTGGGAGGGGGTGGGTGATGACGCGGGGGATGCTGTCCCGGTCTCGCCGGAAGGCATCAATGCACTCTTGGAAATCTGGCCCGTCTTCGAGGCGTTCCAGACGCAATACGTTGCCAAAGGCCTGATCCTGGACGCGGAAAAAAACGTCTCCGCGCCCTTGCCGAATGGTCCTTCGGCGGGGGCGACCGNTACTGCGCGGCCTGNCAGGGGCGCTGCCCGGACTGCCCCNCAAGACTGAACCGNCCGCAGACGCACGAGGGCTGGCAGGTCTGGGATCTGGTCGGTCGTCTTGGTGGGCAACTGCGCGTGATCCCCGGCGCGGTGCTCGGCTGGGACATGGGCGCGGCGCTTGCAATGGCCCATGCCCTCGGGGTCGACTCCCTTATAGCCGCCGAACTGCTGCCCGAGGTCGAGGCGGTGATGGTGCGCAAGCTCAACGAACAGATCGGAGACGGCCATGGCTGAAAAACGCGTCAGTGTCCGGCTGGTCGCACAAGGCGGCCGCCAGGTGCGCGCTGAGTTGGAAGGCATCGGTGAGGCCGGTTCGCGGGGTTTCGGCCGCCTGTCTTCCGAGATGGAACTGGCCAATGCTCGGCTTGGCAGCTTCGCCCGCAAGGCCGGTATCGCACTGGCGGCGGTCACCGCCGCCGCAGCCGCTGCGGGCGTGGCGATGATCCGGTCCGGCCTCGCCAACGTCGATGCTCAGGCCAAGCTCGCGCAATCGATGCAGACCACGGTCGAAAGCGTCCAGACCCTGACATGGGCCGGGGAGCTGGCGGGCGTGTCGATGGGCGAGATCGAGCAGGCCACCAAGAAGCTGACCACACGACTGTCGGAAGCGGCCGCCGGATCGGGATCGGCCGTTGGTGCCTTGCAGCGGCTGAACCTGACGGCGGCGCAATTGCAGGCGTTGCCGCTGGACCAGCGCATCATTGCCATTCAGGAGGCGCTGAACCAGTTCGTGCCAGAAGCCGAACGCGCCGCCGTCGCATCGGACCTTTTCGGCGATCGGGCCGCGCTGGCCTTCCTGCGCATCGATCCGGCGACCCTACGTGAGGCGGCGCAGGATGTGCGCGACTTTGGGGTGGCGGTCAGCGCCAGTGACTCCGCCCAGATCGAACGCACCGGTGATGCCATCGCGCGCCTCAGCCTGATCTGGATCGGCCTGACCAACCGGCTGACCGTTGCCGTTGCACCAGCCCTCGAGGCCATCGCCACCAAGCTCGCTGACATGGCGCGAGCCACCGGCCCGATCGGTCAGGCCATCACCGCGCTGTTCGACAACCTCGGGCGGCTGACAACCTACGCCGCCACCTTCGCCGGGATCATGGCCGGGCGCTGGGTGGCGGGCATGGTAGCGGCCGCCCTGTCGGTGCGTGGCTTGGCCACCGCCCTTGTATTCCTACGCGGGGCGCTGATCCGCACCGGCATTGGCGCGCTGATCGTCGGCGCGGGGGAACTGGTCTATCAGT